CCACTGGGGAGGGTATCTCAATAGAGAGCCCTATGAACCAGGAACCCCACACCCTTTAGGGGTGGGAGGATGTCAGATGAAAATAATTTATAGAATATCGCCTGTTAAAGCTAAAGACACGCCATTTACCGATGACAAGTTTACATTAGTTAAAACGTGTTTACGTTCATTTGTAGCAGGGTGGAGTGATGTTAAGCCGGATATGTATTTTATCTTGGACAATTGTCCGCCAGAGTATTTAAAAACTATAGAAAAAGAAGTCCCTTTTAATAAGGAGGTTTGGCAAGTGGGGGTACAAAGCAATCTTGGTACATACCAAATGCAGCTTGATATGGCTAGCGGATTTGATGGGCCAGTTGTGCTTCAAGAGGATGATTATCTATATATGCCTAAAGTTGGGGCGAAAATAGTTTCGGCTCTTGATAAATATGATTTTGTTACACCACAGGATGAACATTACTATTACTTTGAAGAACCAAGGCATATCGGCAAGTATGAAATTAAGATTATTGCGGATCATCATTTTAGAGAAGTAAACTCAACGACACTTACATTTGCAACAAACGCCAAAACAATTAAAGAAAACAAGGGACTTATGTATGAACATGGTATAGCCGATTATCCTATGTGGCAAGACATGAGAGCCAATGGCCTAAAGATTGGCTGTCCCATCCCTTCATTCGCAGCGCATTTAGTCAAAAATATACTACCCCCCACAATAGATTGGAGTAAAACATGGCAAAAGTATCTATAAGTATGGTTATTATGACTTATACATTAACTAACGAGCTTGAGGAGATTGCATACAACAGCGCTCTTTCATACCGCGATCAAGTTGATGAGCTTATTATTACTGAGGACGGTGGAAAGTTTAGCAATAAACTTCGTGATATTTCAGATATTTATATATACGGTAAAAACAATGTGGGTTTTACTGCTAATGTAAACCGTGGTTGGCGCATATCGAGCGGTGAATATACCATGATTGTAAATTCTGATACTTATTTATCTGAGGGGAAACTAAAGGATTTGTGCGTTTCTGGGTTTGTAACCTCGCCGGTAATAGAAAACCAATACACTGAGGGGCTTGCCGGATCGTTTTTTGTAGTACCCAAAGAGGTTAGAGATGAAAGAGGTTACTTAATAGAGCAGATGAAAACATACTCAAGCGATATTGAGTATTATTACAGGGTAAAAGATATCTTTAAAACGATAGAAAGCGTCAAGATTTACCATGAAATGGCAAGAACTGTAAGCGAAGCAGGGCTTGAAGGGGGCGCGGAACAAGAAAAAGACAAAAAAATATATCAAAAGTTAATAGAGAAGGGAAAAGCAGCTCATGAAAAAGCCTAAAGTTAGTATAGTTACCCCTTCTGTTCGACCAGAGGCCCTAGAATTGATTGCACGAAGCCTCAAGCAGCAATTATTTAGAGATTTTGAGTGGATATTGGGTACACCTTTCACTCCAAAACTTAATTTAGACGGCATTGATGAGTATTTTTGGGTTGAGGATAATTTTAAAGGGGGATTTTGGTCACTTAATCGCATTTATAACAAGTTATTTAAAAAAGCACGTGGTGAGCTTATCGTTTCTTTGCAGGATAGCATTTATATTCCACCTTTGGGTATAAAAAAGTTTTGGGAGGCATACGTGGACAAGGGCAAGCGTGCGCTGTTTAGTGGTGTAGGGGATCAGTATGATCAGCTAGATGAATATGGCAAGCCTGTTAATAAGGTTTGGGATGATCCCAGAAAAACAGATAAATACGGCTCATTTTATGAATGTTATCCAAATGATATGGAGTGGAATTGGGCGGCGTTTCCTAGGAGTGCAATTTTTGATATCGGTGGTATGGATGAAAAGCTTGATTTTTTAGGTTTTGGGGGAGATCAACTTCAAGTGTGTGAGCGATGGGGGGAAGCTGATTATAATTTTTGGCTTGACCAAACAAATGAAAGTTTTACTTTAAGACATGGAAGGCCAAAAGATTGGGATAAAAACCATGTATTGTTTAATGGAGCGTATGATAAACGTAAGGTTGAACTTAAAGGTTTAGGCAAATGGCCCACCTTAGACTATTTAAAGTAGTGTGGTATAATGACCACAGGTAACAAAAGAACTTTGTGCCGCCTATTAATCGGGCGGCTTTTTTTGTGGTCAAAATTATGCAAAAAACTTTAGAAGATATACTTAAACAAGTTAGTGTAAACGTGAATGGTGTGGCGGAAGTTCCAAGCGGAGACGAACTTACCGCGTGGATTGAGCGCGTAAATGAGGCTTATTTTGAGTGGTCGAACTCGTATGATCCACAAATACTTATTGAAACATACAGAACCACTATGGCTCAATCCGGCACATCGGTATCCCTTCCCATTTCATTTAAAAAGTTTGCAGGTTTTGTAAAAGCGGACAGTGATAATATACCAGAACTTGATCCAGTGGAGGCCACCACCTCAACAGGGGATTATATAACATGGGGCGGTAACGCTAGGGATGGATACTATCTTAATATAAGTGAACCGGTCACTGAGGATGTTCTTTTCACAGTACCCTATCACTCAAGGCCAACCTCGCTTTCAACCCTTACGTCTATTGCAATTATTCCCGATCCGGAGTTTTTAACCGCAAGAACCACAGAGAAGGTAATGCTTCAGCGAAGTCAACCAGAATACGTTGAGTTCCAGGTAAAAGCGGATTTACTCTTACAAAGACTGGTGGCGGAGGAGGTTAGTGCAGATATTCAAAAAAGCAAGGGCATAAGAACACAGGACGAATATAACGGTTTTACATTTGGTGAAGATTAACATGCCATGCCTGTATTTTTACAAGAAAAAAGAAAAAGACCAAAAACAGCCAAAGAGTTGGTGCGTCGCTATGACTCTTTCCGTAAGGGCTTAAATACTTTTCTTTTAGACAACGAGCTTAATCCAGAAGAAATAGTTGAGTCCACTAATATGCGCCTTGTGGGTAAGGGCATACTTGAACCAAGGGGCGGAACAGATGTGTATTACCAAGCCAATACCGGATCAACCGTACGCTTCATTAAAGACTACTATAAAGATGGTGTCTTGAATTTACTATCAATAGGCGATGACGGCTGGCTTACCAAAAAGTCAGGGGCTTCATTTACGCGCATTAACGGGGCTTCATTTACATCTGGTACGAGACCGGAGGGCGCACTTGTGCAGGGTAAAATGTATCTAGTTGATGGGGTTCAGCCCATGAGCCGGTATGATGGAACAACCCTTTTAACATATCAACATTTAAGTGAACCTACCAATTTAACGGCAACCAAAAGTTCTGGTACGTCTGGGCCCCACAACTATTCATGGAGGGTGTCTGCGGAAAGCGATGTGGGAGAAACCTTGGCAACAGACGCGGTTACGCTTTCACAGCTACCTGAAAACTTAACTACTACTAATTTTGTCACTTTAAGCTGGTCGCATGCCTCACCCACCTCAAGTGTTAGAGGTTATGTAATATATGGACGAGAGGCGGGAGCTGAAAGCCATTTAGCACGCGTACCGGCTACAGTTACCAGTTGGATTGACGATGGGACAAAGGTTCCCAGTATAACTATCTTTACACCGGATTATAACTCAACGGCAGGACCAACGTTTAAACACGTTAGGGCTTACAAAGATTTGCTTGTGGGGGCACATACAGCAGAGGATCACTCATCCGTATATTGGGCCGGTACTGGCCCCTATGTTGATAAATTTACCTATGCTACAGGTGGAGGGTACTTTCCTATTGAAAAGAATTCACAAGACCGCTGGGGTGTAACCGGATTATCTGAGCGTGAGGGTAAGCTTATTATATTTAAAGGCCAGTCGATCTTCCAGGCCACTTTGGTATTTAATGACAGCCTTGGTATAAACGAAATTTCCTTAACCAAACTTATAGACGGCGTGGGCTGTATAAGTAGCGCAACCGTAGCCGAGGTAGAAAATTCTGTAATGTTTGTGGCCTATATACAAGGGCGCGGATTAGCTCTTGCCAAGCTTGATTATGAACCCAACATTTTGTCATCAGTACTTCGTTTTCAGCCTATTTCGGCACGCGTACAGTCAATCATAGATCAAGTAAACATGAGCCGTGTACAAGACACCTGGGCTGTTTATTTTGACAAAAAATACCACTGGTTTTTGCCCGTAGGTGGGACTTCTTGGACTTGTCTAGTGTATGACGTTGAGCGCACAGCGTTTGTCGGCCCCTGGACACTTACAAACGCTTGGAGCGGTCATGCACACTTGGATAATAATAATCAATACCACTTTTTATTGGGTAAAAGCAACGGGGATGTGCTGGAATTGTCAGACCGCTATGCTGGCGATGAGGATGTTGATTTTACATGGCGCTTTAGGAGCAAAAAAGATGATTTTGACAGACCGTTTCAAATGAAAATTATTGAAGATGCAAAGGCAAAGCTTAGGAATGTGTCGGGTGGAACGGTTAGTGTGCAGTATATTGTTGAAGGCAGGGACGGTATCGTATCGACCGTGGCCTCGGAAACAGCTGCGGCTCCTGTTACCCGCGCTGGCTGGGGATCAAGACCTTTTGCATTAAATGCCAGATGGGGGTATATGCCTTCAACCTCAAGTAGCAACTCAAACGTTGTGGTCAAATACACTCAGCTTAACCAGCCGAACATATTAAGTACCCAAGTGGACATTTCCGGCAAGGGTTCCAGGGCACAAATATTGGCCGTTGAAATAGCAGCAAGGGAAATGAGTAGGCGGGTAATTCCTAATGAATGGAGGCAATAATGGCAGACGAAACCGTTGAGTTGAAAGCACCAAAAGACAAAGGACCGGAAGCGGGACCAATTGGAGCGCTAGAAGAAATAGATTTTGCACCCCTTGTTGATTATTTTGACATGGATAGGCCAAATTTCCACGAATCCAACGACTTGAGGGACTTGTATAGGCTCGTAAGTGGTGGGGAAAGCCTAAGCAAGGGGGAGCTGCTTATGAGGGTGCGCGATTTAGATATGAAACTTGGTAGTCCGGCAACTGGGGAAAAACGCATTAAACGCATGATCCGTTATCTTGAAATCGACCAACAATTAGAAGAATTGTTAAAAGAACAGAAAGCATATATTAGATAAATGTTTATACCAGACAGAAAAGTAGGACCAAATTTAGAAAAATTGGTGTCAAGAACAGATGAGTCTGCACTTACTATGCGTACAGCCGTTGATTCAGGTGATGGTAATATTACCTACGTGGGTGAAGCTACGCCAGGAACAGCAACTAATGAGGCAAAGTGGCGAATTATGAAAATAGACAAAACAACTGGAACGGTAATTACTTGGGCAGATGGCAATGGAGAATTTGATAATATCTGGGATAATAGAGAAAGTTTAAGTTATAGCTAATATGGCAATAGCAAAACACATTATCGAGCATGAGATACTTGGGCTTAAGGGTGTAGAAGAACTCGACACCCGTTACCTCAAACTAGACGCCAGCAACGACCCCATTACAGGTAACCTTGCCTTTGCAGATGGCATTCGCATTGACATTGACCAAATCAGGGCAAGAGATGGGGATGGCCTTGGGCTATATGATGACGCAGGTAATGGGATATTTGTGAGAGATGGAGGAAACGTCGGAATTGGAACCACTGCTCCTGCAGCTAAGCTCGATGTGGTTGCGGGAAGCACGGCACAATTCCAGTTACTCAATCCCTCAGCTAATGTTGCGCAACTGAAGGCAATTACTCCTGTTGATAGTTCAAATGTACATCTCCAATACAACGCTTATACCCATCAGTTTCTCTATGGCTCCAATGAGAGGATGAGAATCACGCAGACGGGCAACGTGGGGATTGGGACGACGGCGCCTTCTACAAAGTTACATATTGGTACTGGAGCGATGACTTTGGAAGCAATGACAGCCCCATCAAGCCCAGCCAGCGATAAAGCTGCATTATTTCTAGAAGCCACTGGAACAAGTCCATCAAGAACAGTTGCTCTAAAAGTTAAATGGCAGGACGGATCAACATCAACACTAGCAAGTGTAACAGTATAAAAGAAAGGAACATATGGATTACGTAGTAAGTCCAAAAGAGCTTCCACAAGCAGAGGTTCAAGAATATGAGGTCAAATACCTCAAGAGTGTAGAAACAGTAGATGGTCAGACTGTTCAAGTTGTTGACCATACTGAGGTAGTGACCATTCCTCAACTTGAGGATAGGATTGCAAATATTGATGCCCAGATCGCTTCACTCCAAGATCAAAAAGCAGATGTAGTGGCTATTAAAACTGATATAATAAGCGAAGGGTGGTGATATAAATGGCAAAGAAGGGAACAGAAAATAAAGTTCAGTCTGAGCAGGAGCGCATCAAGGAGTTTGTAGGTAAATACGAAGCCTTGTGTGAGGAGTATGGGTATATGATACAAGTAACTCCAGCTTGGAGAGTATCAAACGACACTGGCGATTGGAGGCTAGTACTCCAGAGCAGTGTGGCAAAGCTACCAAAGCAGGAGAAGTAAATGTGCTATACTTTTAATTAGGTAAAAAGGTGATGAAGGATAGGCAAACTGCTTATGTTACAGGCGCAACAGGATTTATAGGCCGACATTTAGCTGATACTGTGGATTAACCTCAAAACGATGTGTTGTGGAAGTAAATTATTTGGCTACTAAACCTCTAATTATCAAATAGGGAAGTAGCGTAAAAAAAACAATTATTAAAAACATAAAAAACGCCGTTACTATGGCGTTTAACATGATTATAAAGGTTTGAAATATAAGTGCGAATAAAAACCCCACAAAACTACCTGTTTTTACTGCATCAGTAATATATAAAAACCAAGTGTATACGCCATATAACAATCCAATTGAAAGAGAAATATACCAAAGAGTACCAAAATAAGTGCTATGTGCCTTTTTGAAGTTAGAGAAAAACCCCCCTGTTTCCTCCATGTTTGTATTATACACCCACCCTTTGACAAAAGCCAAATGTGTGATATATAATGGGTTCAGGTTAGAAAAGAACTTTCAGCCGACGAGAAATCGTCGGTTTTTTTGTGGTTTAAAAAGCACTTAAAAACTTATTAATAGATTTGGGCAGTCTAACTGTCTCTTACATCGAAATGGTGGCCACCTGATCGAAAACTGTCCAAACCTGTTAATAAGCAGGGCGGTAACTGTAGAACCGTGTTGAAAGACAGAGGTCGCAGCCGACCGAAGCACTTGAACAACCGAGAGTTAAACGGGTTAGTTAAATCTAACTATATGTCTTGTAATAACAAACCTTTACAAGAATGAGAAACCTCATGCGAAAGTTTAAAAAACGAACAAGGTTCGCATAGGTAGATACTTAAGGGAGTAAAAGGAAGCAGAGGGAGGGTAAGAGAAGTCAGGCAGCCTTATAAGCCCGAAGGGCTATAGATAGGGATAAAAAGTGTGGAATTTACTCACTAGAAGTGAAACAAACGTTTTCCTTTATACAAAAGTGGGCGCCACCAAAAAGATGCCAACCTAAAAAAATGGCAATTACTAAAAGTATTGAAATTGATAGTTTAAGAAAATAACGCATATTATAGGAATATTATAACATAAATGGCAATATTTGGATCACATAAAGGAAGCTGGTTTGGACTTCCCGACTTTGGAGTAACCGAAGCCGTAGGATCTTTATTGGGAAAGGAACCCACATACCAGGGTGGCTCAAATATTGTAGGTGGACAACCCCAAGCACCAGCACAAGTTTTGCCCGCATCTACTGGCCCTATTTATGGGCCGGAATATTTGGGTCCACAAAACAACATTCCATCTGGGGGTGGTTTCCAGCAAGGCACAGCTAACCCAAATCCCGCTCCAAGCGGGGGTGGCGACGGAGGTGGTGGTCAAACCGGACCCTCTGAAATGGACATGATTAATCAGGCGTATGAGCAGGAACAACAAATGCTTGGTGGACTTGAAAGTTCAGCTAGATCAATGGCTTCAACTGCACAGGGAAACCTTAGAAATGAGGCTGGGGTATTAAAAGGCCAAACAAAACAGGAACTTGGATTAAGACAAAAAGAATTAGGACAAAGAACCGAACAGGTTGGGGTAGATACTCAAGAGTCCCGTACACGCATTAAGCAAATGCTTAACGATCTACAGCAAAGAAACGCAGCCTTTTTGGCTTCACGAGGCGGAGGGGCTTTTGAAAGCTCACTTGGTCAAGCTGTGGGTGAGCGTTTTGGAAGAACCGCTGCAAGTGAAGTGGGTGGACTCGAAAATCAGCGAGTACAAGCAATAAACGAAATATCTCTTGAGGCAGAAAGGGTTAACCAATTTTATGATAAAAAATTAAGCGAGATTGATCTTAACTTGCAACAAAATCTGGCAACCATAGAGGGTGAATTACAAGCACAATTGGGAAACATTGCTCAGGCCCGTACGGCCTCGGCGCGCGCAAAAGCTGAGGCAACAACCCAAGCGTGGCAGAATTATGCTAACCAAAGGGCACAATTAAACCTACAATCGTTTAATTTGCAGCAATCACTTGCCCAATGGGCGATGCAAAAAGGACAAACCTTAGCGCAAGCTCAGCAGTTTGCTCTTAACAACACGCCAACCATTAATCCCGCACAATTTGGCATAGTTCCTCCAACCACACCCATTGGAACTGGTTTGGGGCAATCACAAAGCGGATTTACGGCACCACAATCAGGAGTTGCGGTAAATATGAGGGCGGGTCAAAAAGAAGATGAAAATGACATTATGCCCTATTTACAAACGTTTAATGCTTAAACTGACATGAAATGGCTATCAAACTTCCAAGTATTGAAGATATTAAAAAGAGTATTTCGAAGGTAAGTAAAACCGGACTTCTTGGTCCTATTGCTCAATATCAAGCGGATCCCAAATATAGGGAAACATTAAAACCAGTATTATCCACCACAAAGTCCTTCTTTCAACCATACGCCAATTTATTGGGTACAGCAGGAGGCACCGCCACTTTAGCCGGAATGAATACAGTAGGGCTTGGTGGCACAAAGCCCGCCCAAAGGCTTGAGCAAGCACTAAGGCCGTCTGTAAATACTAATTACACCACTCCCAGACAAATAACCACAACGGGTGCTAAAGCCACAGGGAAAGCAATGCTTGGAACCGCGCTTTTGGGCAAAGGAATACCCGCAACTTTCACACCATCGGGGGCTATTGGCCTGGGTTCAGTGGGAACGCTAGGTGGTGTGTTTAATAAGGCGGGTGGCGGTAGTTTTACCCAGGGATTTTCACATGGCGTGGGGAATGCTCCTTATATATCAGGTTTTGTAGGTTACTCCAATCCGTTTATTTCAAAAGCATTATCAAAAACTCCAATTTCAAGGCTTAATCCAGCAAATACAAGTATTGGTGCTGAAGTTACAAGGCGCACCACCCAGGGTGTAGCTAATGTGGCAGAGGGCTTGGCAATGGACCCTGCAATGGGGTGGAAAACGACCCCTGGCTCAATGGCTTTTGATTTTGCAACCGGAGCGGTACTGCCTTCACAGTTTCAAACACAAAAAGGCTCTACTAAAAATTTCAGGATGAGCACAGAAACTTACAAAGAGATTATGACGGCCGAAGATAAACTCAAAAATCCTAAAAAATACATTGATAAATATATGCCAAAAACTTTTATGACCCGCCGTGCCAGAAAAGAAGCGGAAAAGGAGGCCGTAAAATCTGTAGTAAAAGAAGCTCTTGAAATAGTTGAGCGAACATCCGCCTATCATTTACCAAATAAATACATAGATACGTTAAAAACCCCACAAGCAAAAATTAAGGCATTGGTGGACTTACATTATCAAAATAAATTAACCGTAGTGCCTGGGCTAGAATTTGCAGAACAAAAGAAAACCACCCAAGCTAGTAAGGGGGTGGGTTTTGAGGCTGAAATGGAGGCCTTGAATGCCCCTAAAAAATATCCAGAAATTGAAACGGATTATGCAGCCAGAAATCCACAAGACACCACACCCATCAAATCAAGTGCCGAAGATGAGTTTGAAATGACCCTGGCTCAAATAAAAGAGCTAGATGATACGCCTAATAATAAATTTACGGGAGCTATCAAAAGCTTTTTAAATCCGATTGCCAATTTGGGAACCGAGTCAAAAGGAATAATCCAAAAGTGGAGAAACAAAACACTTGAGGGTAATGTTAAGGCAAATCAGGTGTTCAATAAATTTGAGGAGCAATTTAAGGGAATAAGTGGAAAAGAGGGTCTTAAGTATTTTGATGCTATTGAAACAGGAAACACCAAAGGGCTTAAGGGCGCAGACGCACTAAGGCAGCACTACGAGCTTGAACGCCAAAGAGCAATAGATGCAGGTGTTGATGTGGGGTATTTGGATAACTATTTAAACCACGTATGGGATAATTCAATGGAGGAAATAATAAAAGCCCGTGGACTTGGTAAGAATTTACCAAGAGGAAGAAAAATACCAACATACAATGAGGGCATAAAAGCCGGTCTTACCCCCAAATACACAAATCCTTCCCAACTGGCGGCGCATTACACAGGGGCGGTTGATCTGGCTATTGCTAATAAGCAGTTTGTAGATGATATGGTTAGTTCGGGAAAACTATTGACACGCTCACAAGCCCAAAAAGCCGGTGCATACAACTGGAAAGCTATTGACGCGCCGTTTTTCCCTAAAGCACAAACAAGAGTGGATGCAAACAAAACTGTAGTTGAGGATTATGTGGCACCACCTGAACTTGCAAGATCGCTTAACAACATGTTCGAAGATAAAACGGGAAATGTGATTTTAAATGCAGCTGCCAACTTAAGTAAAAAAGTGCAAGACGTAAGCCTGTCCGGCGGGCTTCCCTTTACTCCTCTTAACGCCTTTTCTTTTGCAAATGCTATTAAAGATTTGCAGTCAGGGAGAATAGTGGCTCCTCTTAAGGCTCTTGTTGTTTCAACTCTTGGGGACAAACCCGCCAAGAATTATTTTGAGAAAAACAGCAAATATACAAAAATGATGGCAAGCGAGGGCATACCTTCATATAGCAATATGGATTTTAGAAACGCCTACAAAAAAGCCACTACCAATAAAGGCTTTATTAGCACAGCAAAAACCGTTCTTGGTGAAAAGTGGGACAAAATGATAAGCGAACCCACATTCAAGCGGTTTATTCCCATGCTTCAAGTTGAGTTTTACAAAGACACTTATGAGGGTTTAATTAAAAATGGGGTTAAGGCGTCTGAAGCCCAAAAAGTGGCAGCAAATGCCACTAAAAACTTTTATGGTATAGCAGACTCTTTCACTAGAAGTAAAAATGCAGATGACGCCTTGAGTGCGGTGTTTTTTGCTCCGCGCTTTAGAGAAGCCATGGTTAACTTCTGGGGTAAAAATTTGTCGGCTGTAAGACCTAAAAATTGGACCAACAAAGAATATCGGGCAAACCAAAAATATATAGCTGGAACCATTTTGACCTATGGCTTGATGAGTGCTTTAAATAAAGAGCTTACCGGACATTATCCTTGGCAAAACAAACCAGGAAAGGAACTCTCTCTTGAAATTCCAATTGGTGAAGACGAAAAAGGCAATGAAAGAAGTTGGTTTATACCCCTAAATCCAAGTATAGGTACAGTGCCCAGACGTGTTATAGAAGCAGCAGGAGAGCTAGCTGGTGGTGATATTGCAGGGGCAGCCAGTAAAGCCGGAACATTCTTTTCTCAACCCGTGAGCGTTGGCAATCAGCTATTAACCAACCGCACTTTCTATGGTGGGCCAATTTACGATAAAGACGATTCAGCCTTGGGTAAAGTTGGCAAGCTTGCTGGATATGGGTTTGAACAGGTAAGTCATCCATATATTGGTGAACCGTTGGCAGTGGCCCAGGGCAGAAAAAAACCAATTACGGCTGTACTTAATGCCTTGGAGCTTCCTTTTTATGAATCGGCAAGCACAAAGACCACAAGTAAAAAACCCCTATTTAAGTTTGGTGCAAGTGAGGCAAAGGCTGAAGCTGGATTGCCTACTAATCGAAATGACCTTAAAGTTTTATACAAAGATGCCACAAACATTATCAGTGGTTATGCCGACAATTCGTCAAAAATACGAACAGGATTAAAAACCACCCAAACCCTTGAAGAAGCACAAACTGAACTTGTAGAGGCGCAAAACCTGATCCGCCGGATGGAGAC